TGAAGTTTCGTTTTCTCAATCATACCTCTGATTACCTCCCGTTCCTGATGAACGCTGACGATGGCACTGGCGGTGGCGGCTCGGCTGCTGACGACGGCGCTGGCGGTGGCGATGCCGGGGACAAGGGCACCACGGGCGCTGAGACTGGCGCCGCAAAGACTGGCGACACCGGCGACAAGGGTGCCAAGACCGAAGACAAGACCCCGACCCAGGAAGAGCTGATCGCTGCTGCGGTCGCCAAGGAGGTCGAGGGCCTCAAGAACAAGAACAAGGAACTCATCGAGGCGAACAAGAAGCTGAAGGAGCAGACCTCCACAGCGCTGACGCCGGAAGAGTTCCAGGCCTACCGCGAGATGCAGGAGCGCATCAAGCGCGACGAGCTGCTTCAGCTCATGGCCGAAGGCAAGAGCGAAGAGGCCATCGCCCGAGCGACCGCCCGCGCGAAGGCCGAAGCCGACGCCATCCTGGCCGTCGAGCGCGAGGCAACCGCCCGCGCCACCCAGGAAGCGGTCCAGGCCAAGGCCGAACTTGAACACACGAAGATTTCCATCGCCATCACCCAGGCGTCCGCAGCGGCTGTGAAGCCCCAGTACCAAGGTCTCATCGAGACGTTGGTGAAGGATCAGGTGAAGGTGATTGACGGTCAGGTCCGCGTCGTGAACGGCGAGGGCGAGGTCGTCATGAAGGGCGGCAAGCCGCTCACGGTATCGGAACTGGTGGAGACGATGCGTCCGAACTACACGGACCTGTTCCACCCGTCCGCTGGCGGCGGCGCTGGCGGGTCCAGCACCAAGACTGGTGGCAGCTCGGGCGGGAAGCTCTCCCAAGAGGCCGCTGACGCGCTGTCTATTGAAGAGTTCTTCAAGGCGCGCACTGCTGGTAAGATCTAAGTCGCCAATTTTTCTGAAAACCTGAGTTCTTGAGCCTGTGGACGCGCCATTTCGCGCGTCCGTTCGGCTGCATTCATTTCCAAGACCTCATTCAAATCACCGGCATTTCTTGTGATCACATCGCTGGAGGAATTTTTAACAAATGGCTATTGCTGATTCTAATTTCGGGCGCGTCGCCTACATCGCTGAGACGACGTTCGGCACCACGCCTGCTACGCCGACCCTGAAGACGGTCCGTATGACCTCTTCGGATTTCTCGTACCAGAGCGAGACCACGACTTCCAATGAGCTGCGCACGGACCGTATGGTCTCGGACGCCCCGGAAGTCGGCGCGTCGTCCGGTGGTTCGATCAACTTCGAACTGAGCCTGGGCGGCTCCTTTGATGAGCTGGTCGAGGCCGCGCTGTGCGGCACTTGGACGACCCAGATCTCCAACGACTCCGTCGCGGTCATCGCGGGCAACAAGTTCTCCAAGACCGCTGGCTGGTCGGGTGTTGTGGCTGGTCAGTGGCTGTATGCCTCGGGCTTCACCGATCCGGCGAACAACGGCTGGCATAAGGTTACGGCGGTCACCGCGAACGACGTGACCGTCGCCTCGACCCTGGTGGTTGAAGCCGCTGCCGCTGGTAAGAAGGTCGGCGGCAAGATGCTGCGCAACGGCACTGTGAAGCGCTCGTTCAGCGTCGAGCAGGCGTTCCTCGACATCAACCAGTTCCTGCTGTTCCGTGGGCAGCGCCTAAACTCACTGTCGCTGAGTGTGTCGGCTGGCTCCATTGTGACCGGCGCCTTTGCCTTCCAGGGCACCGAGACCGCTCGCCAGGGTACGACTTTCAGCACGGGCGGTACCCCGACCGCTGCCTCCTCGACTCCGGTGGTCAACGCCACGTCGAACGTCGGTAAGGTTCAGGAGGGCGGCGCCAACCTGACGACTGCCATCCAGGCGATCCAGCTTCAGCTCGACAACGGTCTGCGCAACCAGACCGGCGTTGGTTCGAAGTTCCCGGTAGGCATCGGCCTCGGTCGCCAGACGGTGTCGGGAAGCATCGACGCCTACTTCGAAGACGGCGCGCTGTTCGACAAGTTCCTGGCGCACACTGCTTCGTCCCTGTCGTTCGGCTTCTCGGACAGTGCTGGTAACGCCTACCGCGTCACCATCCCGAAGGTCTTCTTCACGGCGAACGCCCCGGCTCCCGGCGGCATCGACCAGGATGTGATGCAGAACCTGTCCTGGCAGGCCGTTCTTGATGCGGCCACGAACTGTCAGATCCAGATCGACGCTGTCACCGCGTTCTAATGAACCACTGTGAGGGGCCTAAACAGCCCCTCACAACTAGAAATTCTTTGTCGCTGGCTTGGCAGTAATTAACGATGCTGCTAAAATAATGCGATTAAGAAAAGGCGGACAATTGAGTAGCCGCCTCGGACATTCCCCCGTCCGCCTTTCGCCAACGCGGAGACCTGAGTGGGCCGTTGGCGTTCTTCACTCGCATTGAGACCACTCTGCATTTGAAGGGCCACGTCGCCCGCTCCCACATATTTGAGGAACCACTTTAAACATGGCTAATAACTTTATCCTCCCTAGCGTCGTTGCTAAGGAAGGCCTGCGCATTCTCCAGAACGAGATGGTGATCGGTAACCTCGTTCACCGTGGTTATACCGGCGAGTTCACGGGCGCTTCGAAGGTCGGTGACACTGTCACGATCCGTAAGCCTGCGAGCTTCAGCGTCAACGAGTTTGCCGGCACCATCGCGCCGCAGGGCATCGAAGAGAACAGCACCTCGATCAGCATCGAGAAGCACTGGGACGTGTCCGTCGAGGTCACCCAGAAGCAGCTCCAGCTCCAGCTCAACGACTTCTCCGAGCAGGTGATCGCACCGGTCATGATCGAGTTCGCTGACACCCTGGACAAGTATCTGCTGGGTAAGTACACCGACGTGTACGACATCATCGGTGATGGCGCCGCCAACAGCGTTGCTGATCTGGCGACCGTGAACACCGAGCTGATGAAGAAGCGCGTTCCGGCGGCTGGCCGCGTTGGCATCGTCGGTCCCGACACCGCCAACAACATTCTGTCCATCGAGAATCTGCACCGCGCCGACGCGCGTGGTGACGGTGGTCAGGCGATGCGCGAAGCCTCGCTGGGCCGCATCATGGGTGTGGACTACTACGCTGCCAACAACGTTGGTTCGCACACCCCTGGCGTCCCAGGCGGTACCCCGCTCGCGACCGGTTCGGCTGCGACGGCCCCGAACATCCTGAAGTCGAGTGTCTCGATTGCGGGCGGTGGCGCGGCTGGCACGTTCAAGAAGGGCGACGTTGTGACCTTCGCTGGTGGCACCGAGAAGTACACCGTCGTGTCGAACGTGACGCTGAACGGTTCGGGCGCGGGCATCATCGAGGTGTCGCCGGGTCTGACCCGCACCCTCGCCGGCGCTGCGGTCGCCGTGGCGGCTTCGCACAAGGCCAATCTGGTCGGTAACTTCCGCGGCCTGAGCCTGATCGTTCTGCCGCTTGAGCTGCCGATGCACAACAGCGTACCTTCGGCGGTCGTGAACTACGGCGGTCTGAGCATCCGCGTCGTGTACGACTACGATGTGTCGACCAAGACCAACGTGGTGTCCTTCGACGCCCTGGTCGGCGCCAAGGTCACCGACCCGCGCCTGCTGGCCCGCTTCAACGGCTG